CACCAGTATATTCTGATGGATTTGTTATTGCAAAAGCAATGAGCGCAAATATTCAAATCTACAGAAATAATGAAAGATTACATGCAGATGATGACATAGACGAAATTGACCAAAGTTTCATATATGGGACTGAGTCATTAGGAATCAACGAACTAACTTTAGAAAAGCAATCCATATTACTTGGACATGCACTTGAAAACGGAGAATTAAAAGCAAATCAGGATGATATTGCACCTTATCTTGGACATGGTTTTTATGGACGCATAAGGAGAGATGGAGCTGATAAATGGAGAGCAATTTGGTTCCATAAAATGCAATTCGGCGAGCCAAACGATGAGACAGAAACTAAAGGTGAAAAGGTTGCATTCAAAACACCGACAATTGAAAGTATGATAATGAAGGACATAAATGGTGATTGGAAATCAGAAAAAGTATTCGATACTGAAGCTGATGCAATAGCATGGTTACATGGAAAAGTTGGTTTACCGGTGACTGCTTCAAGTGGATTAACTGACTTAGCATTGACTGGTACCGGAGGAGCATTAACGCCTTCATTTGCAGCTGGAAAAACCTTATATACATTTAGTGGAGTTACTGCAGCCAGCGTGACAGTTACAGCAACTGCAGCAAACCATACACTTAAACTATATGTTGATGATGTATTTAACCAGAACTTAACAAGCGGAGTTGCTTCATCTGCTATCAATATGGCAATTGGAAGCAAGAAATTAAAGATTGTTGCTCAAGAAGCAGGCAAAACATCACAAACTACTGAAATTGTAGTAGTTAAAATATCCTAAGAGCTGATTAATTCAGCTCTTTTTTTCTAATAGGAGGAAATTATGTTAGATATAGTAAAACATATAACAATAGGTGAAAAAGAATACCCTTTAGCATATACCTTAAATGTTATGGAAGAAATACAAGAAAAATTTGGCACAATAGAAGCATGGGGTAATGCGCTTCAACCGCCAAAAGGGCAAGAACCTAAAATAAAAGACCTTAAATGGACTTTTACGCAATTTATCAACGAAGGCATTGATATGGAAAATGAAGAAAAGGGTGAAAAACGACCTTTTGTAACAGAAAAACAAGTTGGAAGATTAATTTCGGCAGTTGGAATGAATAAAGTCAATGAACAGTTAATGGCAGTTACAATAGAAAGCACCAAGACAGACGAGGATGAAGAAGAAATAAAAAACGAGTAGACCATGCAGAAGATGAGGAGGTCGGAGACGGAACAATCAATTTTGCATGGTTTTTATTTATAGGAATTAAAATGGGATTTACGGAAAAACAGGTCAGTCACATGACAGTCACTAAATTTAATAAACTCTATCAAATTTATAAAGATACTTTTGATTTAGAAAACAGATTACAAAATAATAATATGACATACAGAGATTTAGAATATGAACCAACCTTGGATGATGTTATATAAAGGCAGGTGAAAACATGGCAAGTAATATTGGTGCAAAAATTGAATTACAAGGCGAAGCGCAATTTAAGAAGGCTGTAACTGAAATAAATACTAATCTACGAACTTTGGGAACTGAAATGACTAAGGTCAAATCGGAGTTTGATAAGAATGATAAGAGCATAGAATTTTACACCAAAAAGAATCAGGTTCTAAATAAGCAAATAGACGAACAAAAAAATAAAATCGAAGCACTGGAAAAAGGGTTAAAAGTATCAGCCGAAAAATATGGGGAAAATGCTACACAAACGCAAAAATGGCAGCAAGACTTAAACCGTGCTACAGCTGACCTTAACAAAATGGAGCGTGAGGTCAAAAATAACAATAAAGCCATTGAGGATGCGAATGACCCAACCAAAGAACTGTCAAAAGAAATTGACAACATGGGGAAAAATGCCGATGGTGCAGGTGGCAAGCTTGAAAAATTAGGCGGTGCATTAAAAACATCCGCAGTTGCTATGGGAGCGGTGGCAGTAGCAGCAGGAGCCGCCGCCATTAAATTAGGAAAAGAAGTAATATCGTCTTTTGGAAGTTATGAGCAGTTGGTTGGTGGTGTTGATACACTTTTTAAAGACTCATCACAATTACTGCAAGATTATGCAGCAAATGCACATAAAACAGCGGGGCTATCTGCAAATGATTACATGGAAACTGTTACTTCTTTTTCAGCAAGTTTAATTCAATCTTTGGGCGGAGATACTGAAAAGGCAGTAGAGTACGCAGATATGGCTATAACTGATATGTCGGATAACGCCAATAAGATGGGAACTGATATGGCATCAATACAAAATGCATATCAAGGATTTGCAAAACAGAATTATGCGATGTTGGACAACCTGAAGTTGGGCTATGGCGGAACTAAAACTGAAATGGAAAGATTGTTAGCAGATGCAACAGCTATATCAGGCATTGAATACGATGTATCAAGCTATGCCGATGTTGTAAGTGCACTCCATATAATTCAAGAAAATATGGGAATAGCCGGAGCCACAGCGTTAGAAGCGGAAGAAACTATTGAAGGCTCTTTGAATGCTTTTAAGGCATCTTTTGAAAATTTAATCACAGGATTTGGGAATGCTGATGCGGATGTTGGAAAACTAACAGAAAATCTAATAACATCATTTGACACGGTTTTAGAAAATATAATGCCTGTAATAGAAAATATAATAAGTGCATTTCCTCAAATATTTTCGGCTGTAATACCGGCAATTGGAGACTTGTTACCTGAATTATTAGACGCGGCAACAGGTCTGTTTAGTCAAGTTTTAGATACTTTGATAAAATTACTACCGTCATTAATACCGGTAGCTGTAAATGCAGTAAAGACAATTACAAATACATTGATAAACAATATCCCGTTATTAATAGACAGTGCCATAACACTAATGCTGTCTTTAACTGATGGGCTAATAGATGCATTGCCTATACTGATACCAGCTGCTATTGCAATTATAATAGCATTAGCAAGCGGATTGATTGATGCACTACCAAAGCTAATTAATAGGTTGCCTGAGATTATTAATGCCATAGTAAAAGGATTAGTGGATGGTATACCAAAAATATTACAATTCATACCTCAATTATATACAAGCTTAGCAGATATAGTGACAAAAACTAACTGGATGCAAATGGGTATAGATATTGTTACAGGGCTTTGGAACGGGATTAATTCTTTAACTGATTGGATTCGTGAAAAAGTTACAGGTTTTGTAAAAGGAATCGGGGATACAATTAAAAATTTCTTTGGTATTGAATCGCCATCAACATTAATGGCTGAATATGGAAAATATATTGATGAAGGACTTGCACAAGGAATTGAGAATAATGCAAATAAACCACTAAATGCAATGTCAGCGATAGCAAGCTCTATTAGTGATACGGTTACAGGTTCCATCAGTGAATTGGACAGACTTGCAAGGAGAATAGCAAACTTTGATGCACAAGACGATGATACGAGAAGAGAAAGAAACAATAAAGCAAAGAAAAAAAACGATGACATCTATAAAGCTAACAAGGATGCGATAAATAGAATAAGTAGAGATTTAGTTGTTGACACAAGTGTTGCTACTGAAATGTTTAAAAAAATGAAAGGGTATGCCGTAGGAACTCCATTCGTTACCGAAGATCAAGTGGCTTTAATACACAAAGGTGAGGCTATAATCCCGGCACAATATAATCCTTATAATCAAAATAGCGAATTAAAAGGCGGCGGAGATACTTTCCACGTCACAATAGACGCAAAAAATATCAAAGATTTTACCGACGTAGTAAGAGTATTTACAGGCATTAAGCAGACAGCAAGGCAGGGGGTGTGATGGATGGCTAAATATTTTTATAATAAATATACTTACGATATGTTTTGGAATACATCTCCGAATAGCCCTAATGCACATTCTGACACAAAAAGTAATGTATTAAGGTCAAGTAGCTCAACATGGAACACCACTATAAATGGCAATTTATTACAAGGGGATATAGGGAAAGTTATAAATGTAATAGGCACAATGTATCTTGCGGAAGGTAAGAGCCCAGAGTCTATGGCGGGAGTGGGCCATTATTTTGCAGCAAATGCAGAATACCAAGTTACCTTCACTACAGGATTAAAAGTAGGAGATAGAGTATATGCCAGAGTGTCTGCAAAATCAGCAAGGCGCGCAACAGTTAAGTCTATAAATGGCAATGATATTGAATTAACCGTTGATACAAAATATGACCTAAAAACCGGCTACACTATATACCAACATATGGTCAAAAGTGATTTTATCGAAGTTGTAAGTGCCGAGGACGGAGTTTATCCTGACAACGGAGCGAGTGGGGATTATTGGTATGAAAAGATTGCATTAGATGAGAGTATTATTTTATTAAGCCCAAACGGTGCGGAAACTATAAATGAAGGGTTTGACATTAGTTGGACACCTTCCACTGGTGGATTAAAAACAAAAATAGAATTATCCACAGACAATGAGAACACGTGGAAAACACTGTTGACGACTAACGCAGGGGTTACGAGCTACAGTTATGATTTTGCAAATGAGTTAGAAAGCAGTATTTGTAAGATAAGAGTTACACCTACTGACGGGAACAATACAGGTACATCGGATGTTAGTGATGGTGTATTTACAATAGCACATAACCAAGCACCAACAGTACCGACAAACCTTGCACCTGCTAATGGTCAAATAATTGATAGGACAGAAATCAAGAGACTAAGCTGGACACACAACGATACAGATGCACAGTCTAAATTTGACCTGCAGTGGAGCTCTGATGGTGGGCAAACTTGGACGACAGTAACAAAAATATCTACAAATCAATATAGCGACTTTGCAGCTAATACATTTCCTGTTGGTACAATTACATGGAGAGTTAGAACTTACGACCAGGAAGGGTTAGCAAGTCCATACAGTAACCAAGTAACATTTACAGCAGCTGCACCAAGTAATGCCCCATCTATAACGAGTGCCGATACATGGAATGTTGCAAGACCGACAATTCAATGGTCGAGCATAGGTCAAGTAAAATATCAAGTCCAGATTTTAAATAGCATTAATGCGGTAGTATGGGATAGTGGACAAATAACAAGCAGCAACAAAGCGGTTACTGTAGGGGCAGATTTAGTTAATGGCTCAACCTACACAGTAAAGGTACGAATAGAGGATAGCGGCGGGATATGGTCAAGTGATGCAGTGCAATCAATTAGTATCAGTTTTACCCCGCCAGAGATACCACTTGTAACAGCAACTATAGATACAGCAAGGGCAAGTATAACTCTAAACATAGTTAATCCCGAGGGGCTAACAGTTGTAACGCATAATGACATATTTAGAGATGGGCAAAGAATAGCCACTGGTATTATAGGTGCATTTACCGATTATACAGTGGAAAGTGAAAAAGAATACAGTTACAGAGTTAGGGCATGGGGAGAAAATGGCACTTACAGTGACAGTGAAGTTACAGTTGCAAGTGTAGTAGTAAAGCATACACAGCTTGCATTAACTACAGATTATAACAAATGGATTGAGCTAAAATGGAACCCAGAGAAGTCAGACAATAGACAGCATAATTCAGTATCTAACTATTTTGCAGGACGCAGATTTGCAGTGACGGATTTTAGTGAGAATGAAAATAATAACATCCCTAATAGTTTTGCAATCAGGGATAAAGCAGAATTGGATAAATTGATTGAAATCTATGACGCAAAACGGACCGTAATTTATAGAGATAGGCGAGGTAAAAGATTATTTGGTACTTTAAATAATCTAAGCATAGCGGATGAAAGTCCTCGTACTTGGTGGACAGTATCATTCACCTTGCAACAAGTTGATTATGACGAGGTGATATAAATGCAAGAGTTAGCTCAAAAAGGGCATACAAGACAAACTGTTATCGATGTTTTACAAATGAAAACAGGCTCAAGACAGATAAAATTCCGTTATGACCTCTTGGATAAAAATGATAATTACAAGAAAACTCTAACAACTGTAATAGATGGTGAAGTGAGCATGTCAGCTTTTGCGGATATAAAAAGGACAGCGAGATTTACCATTAAAGATGATAACTCAATTGATTGGTTGAATGACCGTATTCAGCCTTTCTTTATGCTAAAATTGGGATTGGATTGGCTTGAATGGCCGCTTGGGATATTTATATTAAGCAGTCCCAAAAAAACTGACAATGTTATCGTAACAAGAGAGGTTGAGGCTTACGATTTAAGCCAAATTCTGATTGATGATAAGTTTACGGACAGATATGCCATATCTATAGGAACTAACTATATAACGGCAATTAAGAGCCTCCTAACGAGTGCAGGAATAGCTAAAATAAATATACAAGCTACAGACAAAGCGCTATCAACAGCAAGGGAATTTGAGATAGGGACAACAAAACTAAGTGCTATAAATAAGCTATTTAGTGAGATAAATTATACACAGATTATAGTTGACGAATATGGTTATTTTGTAAGTAGTCCATATCGTAGTCCAACGGATAGGGTATCTGAATATACTTACAAAGATGATAATATGTCAATTTTAGCGAATGGCATGACAGAGGAATTAGATTTGTTTAATGTGCCGAATAAATGGGTTGCGGTGTTAAGTAATCCAGAATTAGAGCCATTATCGAGCGTATACGCAAATGACAATCCCGACAGCATAACAAGCACTGTATCAAGGGGCAGAACTATTGTAGATTTTAGAGAGGTGGATAATATTGCTGACCAAGAAAGCCTTGATGCCTATGTACAAAGGATAGCGAATGATGCAAGTCAAGTATATGGCTACATAAATTTTGAGACAGCTATAATGCCACATCACAGTTATTCAGATGTAATGAATTTAGAATATAGCAAATTAGGGATAGTTGGAAAATATAGCGAAACGAATTGGACGCTGCCGTTACAGGCTGGTGCAATGATGCAACATCAAGTTAGAAAAGTGGTGATTATATGATAAACACAGAGGAATTTTTAAACATATTAAAAAATGATGAAGAAAAGGTCTTTAAGCTTGGGAAAATAGACCCTGGTTATGTTAGTGGTGACCCAAAAATACTATTTGATGGAGAAACAACAGTTAGCGTAAAAAGATATAAAACTATAAACTACAGTCCAATAGCAAATGACAGGGTGTTGTTAGTTCGTCTTGCAGGGACTTATTTAGTATTAGGCAAAGTAGGTAGTTACAGTGCCAGTGGCGAGCGTGGTCCAGGTATAACAAATATTGTAGATAATGGAGATGGAACATTAACTATAACTTATGGAGATGGATTAACAGTAACCACATCCGATATAACAGGTCCGCAAGGAGAACAAGGTATTCAAGGTATTCAGGGAGACCCTGGGCCTGGGACTTACTATGGGGCTGCCTCAGGAACTGATACTTATGTATCAACTATTACTGAGGTCGAGAGTTTATTCGAAGGACTGGGTGTTAGGGTTAAATTCATTAATGCTAATACAGGTCCTGCTACATTAAATATTAATGGTTTAGGCGCTAAAGCTATTGTTAAAAGTAATGGTAATGCTTTAGCCGCTGGTAATATAAAGGCAGGCCAGATATGTCACTTGGCCTATGGTGGCTCAAATTTTCAATTATTGGGTGAAGGGGGTGAGTATGGGACAGCAACAGCCTCAGATGTGTTGCAAGGAAAGACTATTGGAACAGAAGATGGTTTGGTTGACGGTACAATGCCAAATAGAGGTACAGTAACTAATACCATCACTACACAAGGTGGAAGTTATACAATCCCAAGTGGTTATCACAGTGGAAGTGGAGAAGTAACAGCAAGTTTTAGTAATTTAAGTGCAGGAAATGTTAAAGAGGGAGTTAATATAGGTGGGGTAGTTGGAACCTACATCCCTCTAGCAGGATATACATGGACCCAAAGGACAAGTAGCTTCGATACTTCTATTATATATAATGTATGCTATGGTCAAGGAATGTTTGTGGCTGTTGGAATTGATGGTAAGTTAGCAACATCCACTAATGGCACTACATGGACTCAAAGAACGAGCAGTTTCGATACCTCTGATATATATTATGTATGCTATGGTCAAGGAATGTTTGTGGCTGTCGGAGCAAGTGGTAAGTTAGCAACATCCACTAATGGCACTACATGGACCCAAAGGACAAGTAGTTTTGGTACTTCTAATATACGAGGTGTATGCTATGGTCAAGGAATGTTTGTAGCTGTTGGATATAGTGGTAAGTTAGCAACCTCCACTGATGGCACTACATGGACTCAAAGAACGAGCAGTTTCGATACCTCTGCTATATATAATGTATGCTATGGTCAAGGAATGTTTGTGGCTGTTGGAATTGATGGTAAGTTAGCAACATCCACTAATGGCACTACATGGACTCAAAGAACGAGCAGTTTCGATACCTCTGATATATATTATGTATGCTATGGTCAAGGAATGTTTGTGGCTGTCGGAGCAAGTGGTAAGTTAGCAACATCCACTAATGGCACTACATGGACCCAAAGGACAAGTAGTTTTGGTACTTCTAATATACGAGGTGTATGCTATGGTCAAGGAATGTTTGTAGCTGTTGGATATAGTGGTAAGTTAGCAACATCCACTAATGGCACTACATGGACCCAAAGGACAAGTAGTTTTGGTACTTCTCATATACGAGGTGTATGCTATGGTCAAGGAATGTTTGTGGCTGTTGGAATTGATGGTAAGTTAGCAACTTCAGCAAACATACATTAGGCTAGAAAGATATGTGGGGATTTATTATTAGATAGTAGAGGATGTGAAAATACGGCTGAAAATTACAAAGAATTATTAGAGAAAGATTTTGCAAGGCAGATAGAATTTTTAAACATAAAGAAATATCACGAAATGGGCTATACTGGTAAGGGGTACACTATTTTAAATGCAGAGGGTACGGGTGACCATAGGGAAATGACATCTGGCGTGATTAAGGATTATGCTCCAGAAGCAACGCTATTAGAAAGTATTATATCATCAAGAACAAGCAATGGTAAAGTGGTTTATGCCAGAGTTACTATAAACGGTGAAACACTTGATTTGGAGGATGCCATTGATGATTATAATATAAAAATAATTACACGTTCATATTCAGGTTCCTCTCCTAAAGCGTTTTTAAATTATATAAAAGATTTGCAGAAGAGAAAAGGTATAATAATGTTCTGTTCGGCTGGTAATGAGGGTGATGATATTGGAGTATGGGTAAGGGAAAATACTGCTATTGCTGTAAGTGCATCGACATTAAAAGCGAATAAAAATATAGAAATATCTTATTATGGCTCTCCTAACGAAGTTGATTTTACAATGTTTATGGCACGAGGTAGGGGTACGAGTGCGGCAAGTCCAGCATTGGCAAGTTTTACAGCATTATTGTTAGATAGATATGGAGATATGACACAAGCTGAAGTTGTTGAGGTGTTGAAAAGTCTGTGCTACAAATTACCGAATGTGGATGTTATTAAGCAAGGTTGGGGATTGCCTATATTGCCATTACCGGATAAATTAGAAATCTTAGAAAGATTGAGAGGTGAAAATATGGCTGATTTCAAAGACGTAGAAGAAACAAGATGGAGTAAGCCGGCAATAGACCGCTGCGTTAATGAAGGTTTATTGATAGGTTTTGAGGACGGAACATTCAGACCAACAGAACATGTGACAAGGGAACAATTTGCACAAATTCTAACAAGAATATTGGATAAAATTGAAGGGAGATAAGATGAATATTAATAAAATTAAAACAAGCATTATAGGCATAGTGGGACTAATAGGCAGCGTCGCTGCACATTTCTTAGGAGGGTGGAATATGGCGCTGCAGACCTTAATTATATTTATGGGTATAGATTATTTAACCGGACTATTGGTGGCGGGAGTTTTTCATAAGTCCGAAAAATCAGATACCGGAGCATTAGAATCAAGGGCCGGCTGGAAAGGGTTATGTCGAAAGGGTATGACGTTACTTATAGTTTTAGTTGCTACTCAGCTAGATAAAGTTGCCGGCACGGATGTTATTAGAAATGCGGTTATAATTGCTTATGTTGTTAATGAAACAATTTCCATTATCGAGAATGCTGGACTAATGGGGCTGCCTATCCCGTCGATAATAAGAAAAGCCTTAGACTTGTTATCGAAACAAGCTGAGGAGAGTGAGTTTGAGTGATTAAATTAAAACATTTACCTTTACAAGATTGGACAACCACATCCGAATTTGGCAATAGAGACTATAAGCCTAATCCTTGGCACAATGGTATTGACGGGCGAGCTGTAACAGGCACTTCCGTCTATGCTGTTGCAGATGGCACAGTTAAAGTGGCAAAGGATAATCCAACAGGTTACGGTTTATATATAGTAATTAATCATGGCTCATTTGGCAGTCTATATGCTCATCTATCTAAATTTAATGTATCAGTAGGCGAAGAATTAAAGGCAGGAACTATAATTGGTTATAGCGGCAATACTGGCGCATGTGCAGGTCCGCATTTGCACTTTGAATTAAGAGAGTGTGAATATAAAGACTTTTGGGACAGGTGCAAATTTGATAAATCTGTTTATATGCGGTGTGTGGACCCTTTTCCTTATTTTATGGAATTGTATGACCGAAACAATTTAAGTATCGAACAATCAAAGAGGATTGTAAAAGAACACGCAGAATTAAGTGATAGCACTATTGACTACTTGGCGAATGACTATAAATACGGCAACGATTTAATTGTAAAACTTGCAAAAGCAATAAGATAAAAATATAAAAATAAAAGGAGAATAAAATTATGGCAACATTAGTTTTAGGAACAGCAACAGCAAACAGTTTATTAGACGCAATATTTAATCAGACAAACTACACAGCACCAACAGCAATATATGTATCACTTCATAGTTCAGACCCAGGAGCAACAGGAGCAGGGGAAATAACAGCAGGTGAAAACGCATACGCAAGACAGGCAGCAACCACGGCATTTGGAGCTGCTAGCGCTAAAGCAGTAGACTCGACAGCCGACCTAACTTGGACAAATATGCCAAGTGTAACAGTCAGTCATGTTGGCATTTGGACAGCAAGTACAGCAGGAACTTATCTTGGCGGCGGTGCATTGACAGCTTCCAAAACAGTCGGTGCTGGAGACACATTTAAAATTGCTTCGGGCAGTTTTGACGTGTCATTATCATAGAGGGTAGAAATACCCTCTTTTTAAAGGAGGTAAATTTATGAGCATGAAAGAAGAAGAAATATTGCTTACAGCAGAAGAAATTGCAAAGAATGAAATAATAAAAGCAAGTGACGCAGAACAAGTTATTTGTAAAAAACTTAGTG